TAAACTGTTTCTTTAAATAGTTTCTGTGCTGTCAGCCAGCCAAAATGAACGAGAGTCATCGCCAAATCGTCATTTGAGCCCTCTTCCGCCATAAATGTCTTCTTGTTGGCAGAAAATGAGAATAGCTCGGTAATCGTATCCTCGTCATGTAGTATTAGCTTGTCGCTTTCAATCAGCGTCTTGAGGTTAGCACAACCAATCATTTTTGACTGTGTTGTAATTCTTAGACCAAAGGCTAGCTTGTTTTTACCAGCGGCAAATCCACCAGATGCCTGCATACCCTGTTTACCCTTGATCTGGAACTTTAGTAGATTTTCATAGTTTAGTTCATAATGTAGAATGTCGGCGACTTGGAGTCCAATCGAATTGATTTCAATGAGAACGAAAGCCTCATTGTATCTGGTAGCAGCAGAATAGATGACCGCTGGTAGTAACATCGGACTAATTTCGTTATTTCTATATTTAGCGACCTGTCTATAGGGTATTTCTGTTACATCAAAAATAGAGAATGTGGAATAATCCAGTCCCTGTCCTTCTGCCACATCGGCGCATAGAACATATGTATGCTTTGGAATAGGATCTTCGAATACGTCCATACATTCGTTTTTATAGATTGGCTCTCTCCAGTGTAGCGTTGCGAGTTTAGCGCCATTGATTAGAGTGTTGGATGATCCCAAGAACTCACAGCCAAACTCTTGGTCGAACTGTCTTTGAGATGTGTTTCGAATAGTCTCTGCGGCCCACGCTTCGTCTCTGCCTGGTACCATGGACCAGTGAATCTCGATTGGCACATAGGTGCTGGTCTTATCAACTGCCTTTGTCCACATCTTATAGAATAAATTCATACCATTTGGTGTAGAAACGATGACAACCTTAGAAGTCTTACCAGAAGAAATGGTAGGATAAGTTGAGTTGAAAAACTCTTCGGCAATATTATTAGGTACGAACGCAAACTCGTCCAGAAAGATTAGGTTGAACGAGAAACCACGGACAGAGGAGCCCGATGTGGAGTCTGCCAGAACTCTTGATCCGTTGGCAAGATAGATAGAACCTTTGTTCCACTCTTTGATGCCCTGCTTGAGGAACATAGGCAGATATTCAAAAGCCAGCTTTAGCTTCTGGAGTAGTTCTCTGGCTGTAGGAGCACGGTTAGCAAGAATAGCTACCACAAAGTTCTCATTGAATAGAACCTGATGGAGAATATATGCTACCGATGTGGTAGACTTACCGACCTGACGTGGTAGCTTACAGATAGAAAAACGATTTTCATGGAACGTATTCAGCATACGCTCCTGGAAGTCCCACATCTCAAATGGAATCAAACCACGGTCAACGTTGATGATCTTGATATACTTTTTAGAAAAATAAACAGGATCATCGGCACATTTTAGATACTCGTCCAGCTCATGCTGTGTGAAAGCATGACGATATTGCTCGTTAGGTAGATTAGGATTATTCTGATAACTAAACGGTGTTCTGGCCATCTTCTTTTTGCTTCTTTATGGCTGACAACAGTTCCGCTGCCGATCCTACAAAGACTGCTTGCTCCACGTTGATGGACTCTGGATTCTTCTTTCGAGGATCAGACTCTGGATTAGGTTCTTTCAAGTCTTTCTTTTGTTTTTGTAGGGCGTATAGGTCTTTGGACGTTTCGCCAACAGTTTTGATGAGATTAGAAACAACCTCAAAACCTCTCGCACTTTCGTTGTTCCTAGCGATTGCTGTGATTTCATCGATGGCGTCGTTTCCCTTTACGATTAGATTACGAAGGGTTTTTCTCACCAATACATAATCTTCGTCTTCATCTGGCAAGTCGGATGGAGGCAAATACTCCACGACTTCCTGCTTCTTGACTTCAACAGGTTCATGCTCGATGCCTAATGCATCCGATAGATTTTTCTCAACACCCATAGTTTATCCCTGTGGCTTTAAAATATCTGGCCAGGCCTTTCTTAAATCGTCTGTTGTTTTTGCTTTGTTGATAGCAGGAAGATCGGTAATATCTCTTAGCTTTTGCTTTTTGCCAGCAATCTCTGTCTGTAATGCAGTATTGCCGCTTTCGACGGCTCGCATAAACTCCACGTCTAGCTCTTGTAATAGAGGCTGACGGGCCGTGCGAAGACCTTCCTTAACCATCTCTTTTGCTTTAGACATATCAACTGTGATTACACTTTTGGCCATGGCTTGTCCTCGTCTGGTACGTTTCCTGGAATTGGTCGCTGTGGAGCATTAGCGATAAACCATTCAGAGAATCCTTTACCGTAACCATCTGGTGAATTGAAATCAGCGGTCCACGCATCTCTAAATGCTTGATCTTGAGGCAATTCCGAAGCGTTTATAATCTTATATGGAAGTCCTACAGGAACATCCTTCTTTGCGATTTCTTCGATAGGATACTGTGGCGCTGGCCACAGTATACAGATTCCACCGTCTTTTCTTGGATAAATGATAGCTTTTTCTTCCATGATAATCCCTATCTGATAATAGCAATATGCATTTGTTTAGCTGGATATGTGCCAGGTCCTGTCCATGTTGGAATCCACCAGAACCACCACCAGTATCCTCCACCACCCCATCCGTGATTTGATGATACTTCAACAAATGATGTATGCATGGTTCTTACACCTAGATAAGAACTGCTTCTCCAGTCATAGTTAAAGTAATCACCAGATGATGCTGTACCAGTTACGCAATAGTTAGTGTCTGGCATTTCAAAATCGAAGTTGACTTGATATTTACCATCGCCTAGATCGTTGACGGATGAAATACCACCAGAACCTCTGATCTTGCTTCTCATAATAGAGCAAGTGCCATCGAACTTATATCCAGATGGAACATACCAGCCATAGACGTAATACCACCACCACCACCAAAAGAACCATACTTGCCAATAACCAAATCCAGGAGAATCGTAAAATGCTTCAAACCAGTTTGGTCCTGTTGCTGTAACTTTATAGGCACGACCAACACCGCTTTGTCTATTGCCGATAGCAAGATAGGCAGCAAATGTAGTAGTTGCGCCAGTTGAATGCTGGGTTCTAACACCGTTTCCTGTACCTACTAGAACCACTGTAGAATCTACAACAATATCATTATATTCAGGTGTATTGTTAGCTAGTCCTGTTAGTGTAACTCTGATAACTTTTGTTGTGCCGTTAGCTGTGAATGGAAGATTTGCTAGAGACGATACGGATGAGGTGCCGTCAAAGTTGACCCACGCACGAACACCATAAGCATTAGCGGTATATCCAAAGCCTGAATCGAACTGGAGCATACCGTTAGATGTTACTTTTACAGCATCAACAATCTGTAATGTTCCGTCATCAGCTTCTTTGAGATAACCTGAACCAAGTGGAGTGCCATTAGCTGAATAGAAATAACCACCGTATCCTGTGTTAGAGAAACCTACAACACCATTACCTGTCGTTGCTGTTCCATAAACACCATTACCAGCTTGCGCTAGTGTAAAGATAGCATCATGATTTCCGGTTGACTCTGCTTTAAGAGCATGATTGCCTGAAGAACGAGCATAAACTCCATACCAGTTTGATGATGTACCATACACACCGTTTGCTGGATTAGTTAGTGAACCACCATATAGTGTGTTAGCAGTATAAAGTCTGCCATTGAATACTGCGGAATCAACATTAGGTAGAGCCGCATTTGCTCTAGCGAATCCTGCGTTAGCAACTCTAAATGCGCCATTAGCTACCAAATAACCTGCGTTTGCGGTAGTATAGGATGCATTTGTTACACGGAAAGCGCCATTGGCAGTATCATATGATGAGTTCGCATGAACGGATATGTAAGTGGCAAATAGCTGAATGTTGTTGGCATGATCGTAGATAGCGTTAGCTCTTGACCATGCTGTGTTTAGTCTTCCAAATGAAGCATTGGCTACAATATAACCAGAGTTTGCGTGGAAGAATCCGGCATTAGCGATGACACCTGCTTGCGCTGCTAGAGAGTTTGCTGCGGCAAAAGCTGTGTTACCTTTGTCAAAAGCACCATTGGCTGTATCGTATGAGGCGAATGCGTATTCTAGTGCCGAATTGGCCAATAGAAATGAATTGTTTGTCTTATCAAAACTCGCATTGGCGATACTAAAAGCTGCCGCTGTATTTACCGCTGAACCTCTGGTGTTAGCGAAAACATATACCAGATTTGATTGATCGTAAGCTGCATTTGCCTGTAGAAATGTTACATTGACTTTTGTTGTAAGGCTGTTTGCTAGTTCGTATGCGGTGTTAACAAGGTCGGCAGAATAGTTGGCTGTATTGGCCGCACTGTTGGCAAGAGCAGCGGAAGTCTGTGCTAGTGACTGGAGAGAGTTGGCAACAAAGAATGCTTCGTTTGCGGTGTCAAATGCGATTCCAGATTTTAAATCTATCTCACCGTGGAATACTTCGTTGGTAACAATGGTGTTGGCAAGATTTGATGTGACGTTATAAACACCATCATATAACTCTGAAAAGTTATTATTGGTTTTGTTAAACGACACACGAAGCGTATCGCCTGTTCCGTCATTAGCTGCGGTACCAGTATTGATAATTTCTCTTGCCATTTGCTCTCTCTAATAATAGGTTGTATCTATTTAGTCTTACCAGGTGTCGTTAGACCAACTTACTCTTTTCCAGATATCTGGTACACCATCAAGATAATTGTCGGTGCAGTAGTATAGATAAGTCGCATTAGCGGCAATCATATTAACAGTGTCACCAAAAGCACCTTTACTGGTTGTTGGAATCGTTGTTACAAAAGTATTTGCTTTGACGAATGCGGCATTGGCCACTTCGTAAGCAACATTTAGTTTATTGAACGCTGATCTTGTGTATGAGTTACTGGCGATGCCTTGTGTGGTAGCATATCCGTTAGATGAAACTGCCAGCGTGTCAGCGTATGAATTGGCAGCATTTGCCATGACACCAGCATAATTGTTACTTGCTAGTCCGACATTCACTGCGACAGAAACGGTATAGACATTAACATAAGCGTTAACCGAGTTAGCCATAACACCGGCATATGTATTGCCAGTGGCGCTAATAGTTACTGTATAAGCGTTAGCAGCATTAGCCATTGCTCCAGCGTAGTTATTGGCCGCACTTCCCACAGATACGGTATAGACGTTCGCTGCATTTGCCATAGCTCCGGCGTAATTGTTTGCCGCAGTTGTGGAAGTATTAACATAGACATTTGTTGATGTAACGTCAGTGTTGGTAGCAATATTGAGCCAAGTTGTTCCGTTATTTGTTAGAGTCCAACTATCAGAACTTTCGTTCCAGAGAATGGAAACGTTAGCAACATTGCCTCTATTAATCTCAATACCAGCACTCTCTGTAGGATTAACATTAGAAGAAAGATCACCGTTAAGAACAATAATATTGTCGCCCACGTCCAATTGTTGAGTATTAACGTATGTTACAATTCCACTGGTGGTTAGATTACCTTGGATAACTAGATCACCAGAAATGGTGCCACCCGAAGTTTTAAAATATGTTAGATCGGAATATGTGTTAATATTATTAGCAGTTGTTAGTGATAGATTTGCGAGACTTAAGGCCACCGCAGCATTACTGATAGCAACATTTGCCAAGTCATAAGCTAGATTGCTTACAGAAAGTCCAACCGAATCGGCATAAGAATTAGATGCATTTGACATGGCTCCAGCATAATTATTAGCTGCGCTTCCTACGCTGATAACATATGCGTTAACAGAGTTGGCCATAATACCAGCATAATTATTGGAACTATTAGCGGATGATCTTGCGACAATGTTAGCGGCATTGACCATAACACCGGCATAGTTATTGGCATATGTTGCCACTAGATTAGCATAAGCATTTCCAGAAATACCTACCGATACAGCATACGCATTAGCAGAATTTGCCATAACACCAGCGTAGTTGTTTGCGGCGCTAATGCTTGTATTAGTATAAACTTTGGTAGAATATGTGTCAGATGCTACACTATTAGCAGCAGCAGTAGAGGTGTTTGTGTATGCTCTGGCAGTTGCTAGAGTTGATGCGACAATCGAGTCTGTATAAAGATTGGCAGCATTTGCCATAACGCCTGCGTAGTTGTTTGATGTATTGGCAAGAGTTCTAGCAAAAGCATTGGCGCTATTTGCCATAGAGCCAGCAAAACTATTAGCAGAAGCGGCTACCGTGCAAGCCCAAGCATTTGAGCCATTAGCCATAACACCAGCGTAGTTGTTTGCAGCTAGTGCGTTTGCGGCAACGCTTGTAAGAGTGGCATATGTTGAGAAAGTATAGGCGTTGACTGAGTTAGCCATAGCGCCAGAATAGTTATTAGCGCCGACGCCTGTATTGAAAGCCAAGACGTTTGCAGCGTTAGCTTTATCGAATGCGCCGTTGGCTAGTGCGAATGTGGTAGCATCGGATGTGTTTGCTAGATTGAAAGCGGCATTAGCTACCTGAAATAGAGTGTTAACTTTTCCGCTTGTGTTTGCACCGTCAGCATAGACTTCGCCAAAGTTCTGATTGACTTTGTTAAAGGCAATTCTTAACTTATCACCAGTTCCATCGTTTCCTATTGTTCCTATGTCGATAAATTGTCTTGCCATTTTTCCTTACTCTATGTTGTCTGATGAAACTGTCATATTATCCGAACTAATGGTCAATGAGTCCGAAGAGTAAACGATATCATATGAAACATTGTCATAAGTCGTTTCTGTGATAGTTATGTCGTAACCGTAATCGTCGCCAGGTTCTGCCGTAATTGGATCTGGTTCAATCTTAATCTCGGCAAATAGCTGCGGTGTAAGTTCGAAAGACTGGATCTGACAAACACCGTTAGTTGATACGGCACGAATGGTATTGTTTACCTTAAACTGTCCTTGAGTAGCACCTAACACAAGTCTGCCTGTATTGGCGCTGTAATTTATTACGATACCATATGCGGTGGCATCTCTGTAACTCGGACCTTGATAAACGAAATCGTCTGCCTTAAATACACCGTTAGCATTTGCCACATTTAGTCTTGTAATATATGCCGACTTGAGATTTTCGTCGTTCCAAAGGTTGGCATAAACTGTGCGAATGATCTTTGGATATGAGATTGGACCATAGTAGTATGTTTTCATGGTGAATGTAAGAGTCCAATTTACATATC